ACCAACCTCCAACTTTTTCTGGTAGTAAATATCTAAATCTAACATTATCACAATCTACCCAACGTTGTTCAGCACCAACAGTTGTATTTTGTTTGTCGATCCCTGGAAAGAATGTAAAGTCAAGCAGAGCCATATTTTAGCCCCTATATTTTATCTTTATATACCCAGCCTAGTGTTGCATTAACATACACTAACGTAAAAGCTGAAGCATTTGTGCTAACGACTAGATCAGAACCTGCACCATTTATATTTGATCCATTTCTTCCAACCGTTAAATTGTTAGATGCAAGATTGTTTCCGCTATCAATAAATGTAACTTCATTTCCAATAGCAGGTGAAGCAGGTAAATTTATTGTAACTGCAGCACTAATACCGCTTCCAGATGTGTTAATTAAAACTTGATCACCATTAACTGTAGTATATGTGCCTCCTGGTGTGTGGTATCCTTTGGTTTGTAATTTACCTGTAATGTTTGTACCATCAGAATATAAAACTGTTGTAGAACCCACTGGCAAAGCTATCCCGGTCCCTGATACAGTTTTAACAGTTAGGGTATATTGAGAAGATGATCTGTTTGTACCATCCTCTACAATAAATACTCTTTCTGCAGAATCTGGCATAGTGACTGTTCTATTAGCAGATAATGTGCCTGATAGTTTATAGTATAAATTTTTACCATTTGCTGTAGCATGATTTGCTAACGATAATGCTACATCACTAGATCCAACATCTAAAGATAGATATCCAGATGCTGCTTGCTCTAATATTTGTAAATTTGTGTTTGTAATTGTACCCCAGGTTCCTGATTTTTCACCTGTTGTAATTAATTCTAATTTTAAATCACTTGACGTACTTGATGCCATATATTTCTCCTACGGATTATCCGGGTCAATAGGTACCCAGGTACCAGTTGCTCCTGGAACTATCGGGTTCCATGATATCACAGAAGCAGTGCCTGTTGCAAGGTTTATTCTTACTCCTGTTACACCTACTGTTTGTCCTATTTTAACAACAACATTACCTACTGATATTTCTATTTCAGAGCCTCCTGGTAATATTCTTGCAGAAGCAGATATACCTACAGTCCCTGTATCTACATTTACCCTGTTCCCTGTTAAACTAACAAAGACTGTTACACCGCCTGGATCGCCAAAAGGTGAATTTGCATAGGGTGTTGCTCCAAATAACATAATTTTATCCTAGTGATGTTGATACTGGTGTCCAAGTTTGAGTAGCACCTGGTACAATACCGTCCCATTTTTTAATTAATACAGAACCATCTGCCATATTTATTCTACTACCATCTGGGCTAACAGTTGCTTTAGCTACTATGGTTACAGTTCCTGTTGAAATATTTTGTCTATTTGTTGTGACTGTTACTGTTGCGTTTGCTTTAGTTGTAACATTTCCTATAGTTAAATTAACTCTGCTTCCTGATACAGATAAATTTGCATCTGCAGTAACCGTGACAGATCCAGTGCTAACATCTACTCTAGATCCGTTTGGTAAAATAGTAGCTTTACCAACTGTTGTAACACTTCCGGTATTTGTATTTACCCTAGATCCTGTTACAGGATATTTAAATGCAAAGGTAGGTGTGCCTGTATTTAGATCTACTCTTGATCCTGTTACTGCTGTTAGTGCTTTTGCAACAATAGTTGGATCACCACTTGTAACATTAATACGACTACCATCAGGAGATACAATAACACCTGTACCTTCAACAATAGTTACATTACCAATAGTAAAATTAAGTCTATTACCAGTAACGCTTAGATTAGCATTACCTACTAAACCAACTGTGCCTGTAGACTCGTTTATTCTAGATCCAGATACACTTACAAATGCATTAGGATTAAATCCTGAATCTCCAAAAGGTGCTCCTGCAAAGGACGTTCCGCCAAAAAACATAATATAAATTCCTTAAAAGGGAGCTGCGTGGTATGTGGTGGTGACACAGCCCCCATCTAAGAATTATATCATCGTTTAAACCAAGAAGGAAGACCTAAATGTGGACGCTTGTCGAACATATTATCCTTCGCTCCAGGCGTCTTACGATTGTTATAATGCAGAAAAACTTGTATGCATTCTTTGCCTTTGAATTTTTCTCTCCAATGTTCTAGCTCACAGCCAGAATAAACCAACATATCTCCTGGTTTTAAATCTACTTTGACACCTTTCTTACCAATTTCTCCAGATGGTTCTAGATATATTGGCCAATCATCACCACCAAGATTCATAGTCGTAGATATTTCACAACTAAATCTATCTTTGTGTCTTTTTAGAATATCACCTTTTTTATAAATTCTTGCGTAAGTATATGCAGGATATAATTTTAATCCTGTTGCTTTTTCCATATCTGGTAAACATTTTAATAATAAAGTTTCCATAGCCATATTTGCATATTGAGAATAGGTGTTTGGAATTTGTTCATTCTCACCTTCATAATATCCAAATATAGTTTCAAATGGTGAAAGATATCTATGATTTCTACAAGTATCATATACTTGCTTTTGCATTAAAAAATAATTTGCAACAAAAGCTGCTAGGTCTTTTGATATTGCTTGCCGGATAACTGTATATTTTTTCTTTTTAAACATCTCTAACCATTTCTTTTGGCACCGCTTGTATATTCCAATGTATAAATCTAAAAGGTTCTATACCAAAATCTATTGAATACTCGTGTTCTAAAAAACCTGGAAAAATAATTAATGTTCCTGGTTTAGGTTTTATATGAAACAAATCATGACCTGGCCATACTCCTTTTAAATTTGGTTTCATTTTTAATTTAGTTGCACGTGCCCCGGTCCTTGGTTCGTGAAAAACTGGGTTTGATGTTTTATTACTACATTTTAAAAAGTAAAAACCTGATACATGTTGATTCCAATGTACGTGTGCTGAATGATGACCACCACCTTTTTTAGCAAACTCTTGTACCCATAATTCAGTAAACATGGTTTTGTATTGTGACATATCATAACCTTGGTGATCTAAATATTCCCAAGATTTTTGACCAACATAATTTCTAAAATCTAAAAAATCATTGTCAGCAGTTAAAGATGTTGAATGAAATGCTCTTCCAAAATCACCATGTTTTTTTATATGTGCCTTAGCTTCTGGAAAACTTCTAGCAGCTTTAATATATTTGTTACTAGCTTTATTTAAAGATTTTACAAACTCTGGTTTTTCTTCACTCCATACTACAGTTGGAAAATAACTATTTATAAACATTATCTAAAAGGCCTCCCTAAATGCCATACCACAAGACTATATCTTGTGCCTGATGTTACTGGTTTAACTCTATGCCATACAAAACTAGGAAACACAATGATTGATCCTTTTGGTAATATTTCTTTACATTGTATTTTGTGTTTTGATTCATCTCGCATATGTGGATCATAGTTTCTAAAATCAAATTCTAATTCACCACCTGTATATTCTGAACCATCTGTTAATTGACAAGTCATAGATAGTTTTCTAATTCTTCCGTGCTCTGGGTGATTAACATCGTCTTTTTGATAAGGTTTATCCCAACTATCACAATGCCAATCGTAATATTGATTTAATTTATATTTTGTAAACTGACAAGACTCACTTCTTTCCCAATCAAAATTCCAACCAGCATTTCTGTTAGCTTCGTGGACATATGGGTGTAATTCTTTATATATCCAAGTATCATTGAGCCATACTAAATCCGAGTTTCTTTTTCTTTTTAAATCTAATACTTCTTGTTTATTTAATTTTTTGTCGCCAAACCCACCTGTTCGTGCCATAACTTCTTTTTGTGAATTAGCATATTGAATAACCTCATCACAGAATCTAGGTGTAAGAACACCGCTAAAATACCAATAGTAATTAGATATATTCATACGTTATAGTTTGTACAAAATTTAAACTATTCTCTTGGTTATTGGTTAAATAATACATATTGGTAGATGGAAACATTATAAACCTATTGTTTTCTAATGGTATGTCCCAGCTTCTACCTTTACGTCTATTGTCTTCATAATGTATTCTAACCATACAATTTTTAACATGAACACCATACAATAACGTAAAGTCTGGTGAGTTACGTAAATCTACTGGATCAATATTTAATAAAGGTATTGTAACTTCATTAGGCTTATATACATTACCCCATGTTTCTTTATTAACTAATTGAAAACCATATTTAAGATTAATGTGTTCTCGAATATATGTATTTAACATATCCCACGTTCTTGAAAACGGTAAAGGTGAATCTGTAACTTGTGATTTTAAAATATCTTCTTGTAATTTATTTCGGTCAATGTCCCAATCTGGAGGCATCGTTACATCACCGTAATATAAAGCTTGTTCTGTTAATACTTTCTTCTGCATACCACCACCATTTTTAATTTATGCTTTAAGATCTGTCAAGTCCCAAGTTTGATTAGCTTCATTCCAGACGTAAGTCCATTCGTGAGTTGCCTCTGTTTCATCATCTGATGTATTTTGAGCTTCTTGTTCTGCAGTTAATGCAGGTTTATCTATAGGTGCTTTCCAATTTGCAGTTGTAGTATCTTTTACCCAAGATGGATATGGTTTTTTAGGCCAAAAGATATTATTATCTTCGTCCCAAGTATAGCCTATACCTGCGTAGTTTCCTCTAAATGCTTTTGAATCGTCACCAGAGGTATGTTTATTACCATAAGTGTTATAAGATGTTTGAATCCACATTTGTGCAGGCCAATTATTATGTGTTTCTAAATATTGTTGACCTACTGATTCATCTTCAACACCATCAGCATTTAACATATCTTTGTTATCAAGTGTTAATACACTTATAACTTTTCCGTTAACTCCTAATTTTGCAAAATGTGCCATAATGTTTCTCCTTATATATTAATTTTAATTACCATTCAACTATTGAAATTTATACCTTATTATTACTATTCCTGAACCACCAGCTGAACCAGTGTTATTACCACTGTCACTAGCACCATTACCTGCACCACCTCCACCTCCTGTGTTAGCAGTTCCTGCTGATGAGGCTGGACCAGGTTGACTTGCTCCATTACCACCACCTCCATTTCCACCTACTCCTCCGGCAGGAATACTACCTCCACCACCTGAGCCACCGCCTCCTGCAAAAGTTGTAGGTGAACCATTAATACTTGTTGTTGCTCCATCTCCACCATCTCCCATAGTTGGTGTAGAGGGATTTCCTGCACCATCAAATCCTGATTGAGTAGCTCCTCCTCCACCACCACCTGGTCCACTGTGATTACTATTTCCACTGCCTCCAGGATTTCCTTGCGGAGGACTAACGGCAGGTGTATTACCTGAACCTCCACTGTTACTTCCATCTCTTGCTCCACCACCAGAACCACCATCTTTTCCTGTATGATTTGAAGGTCCAGGATTTCCTGCACCTCCTCCTCCTGCTGCTGTAATAGTTGAGGATCCTGCAAAAACTGAATTACTTCCATTTGATATTGGTGTGTCTCCTGTATTACTTACAGCTGATCCAGCACCCACTGTAACTGGATAACCTGTTGCTGTTACTGGTAAACCATCAGGTGCTACTAATGGTGAAGCTGAATAAGAATCAAAAGCTGGTGCTCTACCTTCTCTAAATCCTCCTGCTCCACCTCCGCCACCTCTGTCAAAACCACCAGCTGAACCACCTCCTACTACTACATAAGATATTTTATTTGATCCACTTGGTCCACCTGCACAAGTAACTGTAAATGTTCCAGGACCTGTAAATGTATGAATTTTAAAGTTTCCACAAGTAGTTATAGTTCCGCCTGTTGCTGCTATAAATTGTGCTTGAGATCCTGCATCATTATTTCCATCATTAACTACTAGCCAACCTTTAGTATCATCTGCATAAACTAAAGTAAGTGATTCACCCGCTGTGCTAACCTCTAAATCTAAAGTAGCATCACCATTAATTTTTTGTGAACCATTAGCAGTTATAGTTAATTTATTAGTATCAAAATTTTCTGCATAATCTTTAAAAGCTACGATAGAACCTGCAGCC